AACGCTATCTAAAACTGACTGAACATCGTCCATAGCAGCCCCCATGTGACCAAAAGAACTTTTAAGCAATCCTTCATGTTTTGAGGAAATCGTCCGGCCTGATTTTATTGTTATTTCTTTTGTTCCTAAAGTTGTTTGCTCTTGGACAACTGCCATAATCAGAGCCAATGCTTGCTTCATTTTCTCGATTGATTGTGGATTGACGGCGGCTTGTTCAAATGCGGAAATAAAGAAACTTAATTGATCCAAAATATAAGAGAGGGCAATAACCTCGTCAACGTCTTTTTGTTTAGGTGAAACCAAGTCTTTAAATTGGGTAACAGTCAAATCAATTATTTTTATATCTTCTGTCGGTTCTACATTTTCGACTTCATCGGGTATTTCTTCTTCGGGTTCTTTTTCAGGCTCATTTTCTTTTAAGAGAATATCAACGTCAATCCCTTTAGATCGCATCACAGTCAAAGCCTCTGCGTTGTCAGGAACCGGGACTGAGGAAAATTCGTATAATTCCCAAGACTTGAAATTATATCCGCCCGCATCGTTCTCGTCATATTCCAACGGCATAAATCCAATTGACCAGGCATTTAAAAACCCGCCTTTGTACATTTGGTAAACTGCATCGGCTTTTGGATAAATGCCTTCCTGGGGAAATTCAACAGTTGCAAGTACGCCGGTTTTAGTTACTTTAAGTCCGATACATTTTGCAATAGGCAACTCATCGTATTTATGGGCAAATTGGACAACAGGATTCTTCAAAAAATTATCAGCAACCATTCCCTCCGGGTTTACAGTGTCGTGTGATCTGTCCGGTTCGGGAGTTGTTATTTTAGCAACCAAAGTACGAGGCGCACCGTCAACGACTTTCGTTTCCGATAAAAAGTTTTTAAATATTTTCGACTTTAAAAGAGTATCCATAGATTGCTCGAATCAATTGTACTAACTATAAAATTTTAATTTATACATTTTATTCATCTGCCGAAGTGACAGGTTGCAAGGCGCATTCACAATTCGGGTGGAGTGGCGGTGCATCGTCACCGCTTGAAAAAGTAGCATCTAAATCAATTACGCCATCGTCTTCATTTACCTGGCAATCAGCGCAAGCATTAGAATCAGCCAACCATTCCTTACCGCTAACAACCCCGGACTGCCTATAACCTTCTAAGTTTCCCTGACTGTAAGCGTCAATTGTTTCAGTCCTCGCTAACCGTTCGGCCCGGAAATCGCTTTGGTCGTCAAAAAATTGTCCTATCCTTCCCGAAATCTCATCAATTGTTTCGCCTCCCTCAACTCCTTCTTGAACTTCTAAAGCAATGCTTTCCTTCATGGTGTCGGAGTAACTTGTGGCGTTATCTAAAGCGTGTTCTTGGAGGTAATCTAAAGCCCGGGGATTAGTGAGATCAAAAGCTACATCAGCACCCACTTCTGAAATTGCATCTTTACCCGATTGTTCCATAACAGTTTCCATGCCGTCTTTTGTAGCGTCAAAAACTAAACCAATCCAATCTTTATAATTTGAAAATAAAATCCTCACCAGATCATTAGCCGTTTTAGTCCTTAAAGTTGCCCGGCTTTTTCCAGACTTCAAATTGGAAAGAAGCATTGATAATAACTTATTATTTAATTTAGTAAATGTTTTATGCGCCTCTGATATTTGACCGGCAATATAGGCGTTTCTTTTAGCTGAAACTTTTTTAGTGTTTACCTTAATCTTTCGCTCTGGTTTGAGTAATCTCTTTAATTTACGCTTTGCTGCTTCTGGGGTTGGTTCAGTTGTCGGTTCTGATTCCATGCCTATTGGCATATAAAGAGAAGGAACGTAAAGTGTATCTCCGCCGTCAATTGGTTCTAAACCTATTTGCGCCCTTGCTTCGTTTGGAGTCATGTAATAATGGGAAATTCCGTCTGCCCTGTCTAATCTCTGTTGATCTAGGTTCTCAGGTACAGGGTCAGAAAAACTAAACCTATTCTTCATGTTGTCTAAATTAAACAACGGCAAAAAGTATTCATTTAAGGTTTCTATAAACGCTTCCATCTTTGGCTTAATAACATACTTTGAAAAGATATATTCGGTTGCTTGGGCTGCTGCATAATTGACATCTTCTGTTATTCCCAAGATTACTTTTGGAACCCTAAAGATTGCCAATATCTGATCCCTCAAATCCTTACGTCCTGCGGTAAACTCCATATCTCTTGAGGTTGGAGAAATCGGGGTAAACTTTAAGTTTGATTCCAAGATCCCCAATTTGTGGGCATTTTCAACGCCTTTAAATTTAGTTTCCCAATTGGCTCTTATTCTGTCGTATTGGTCTTGGCTTAACTTTCCTTCGGCTTGCAGGACAGCAGAGGGCATTGCAGAATTGCCAAAGAAGTTTCTTTGCCATTCAGAAGCATATTTGTCAGTGTCAATTGGAATTGCAGCACCAGCAACAGTTCCCATTCCCCGATAAGGATTGTTTGGATTGAACCTCTTAAAGTGGATCATCTCAGACGGTTCAAATGGTATTTCAACTCCTCTTTCATTTCGGAAAACATATCCTGAAATAAATTCGGTCGAGGATTTAACAACGTTTACTTTGGAAGGATCGAGAGGCCATATTTCCTCAACTGTTTTTCCGCTTTTAACCAAATACCAAAACTCATTACCGTCCAATTCAAGCATCGCAGCAGCATGGAAAAGCAGGTCATTTAAAGACCAGAAGTTATTAACAAAATGCAAGGTATCCAATGCCGGGTGCGAATCAATGTCCTGCCAATCGCCGTCCTTATCCATAGTCTGTAGTTTAAGTTCCATATCAACGAATCGTTCTGAAATTGCATTAACACAAGCAAAAACCCAAGAAGTATAGGCTTTTAAGCGATCCCTGTCGCCCATTGAGGGCATTGCAGAAGGCGAGAAGAACCCGAATATCCCAGCGTTAACCTGTTTTGTGAAAAGAGATTTAAAACCATCAACCAATGACATATAGTCAATTGTAGAACGGATGGCACGTCTTTTTTATACAATTTAGAGTAATCGGAAATCTGGTTGCCCAACCGGGTCGGCGAAGGTAAGCATAAAAGCCTCGGCAAAGTCGCAACTCTTGCCGGTTCTTGCTTTCATGTCGTCCTTTGGCTCAATTTGAATTACCTTGTCAGTATCGGTTTTATATTTAATCCAGGCGAGTTGATGCCAAACGTTAGCGCCTTTTTCATTGTGTATTTGAAGTTTGTTTATTAAATTCCCATCAGCATCTTTTGCCAGTACCCATTGACGAACACGCCAGTAATATTCAGCCTTTTTATTAGCATACCTATCAGACTCAGATGCTTTTTCGCCAACTGCAATAGCGTTAACATTCATTCCCTTTTCAAATAGGCGGTCAGTAACGCCCCGGCCGATTCCAATATCATCAACGTAAACTTCGTCAACAGTTAAAAGTTTCTTTTCTATATCATCTTTGCCTTCTTCCATAATTGTTACCCCGGAGTTTTCAATCTTTTCCATAACCTCGACAACATTGGTCATTGTATCGTTTGATTTGTTTGATCCCTCAATCCAAGCGCCATGATTTTGCCTTATGCAATAGACGTTATAATCACCGCCCCCGGCTACATCGACTCCCAGTTTTTGCATCTCATCAGTCAGGTCAACTTCGCCAACAGTTATATTGTCAATGTCCTGGGTGGTCAAAAGTTGTTTATATCCCTTTTCGTCAATCTCGTCTTCTTCTGGAAATCGGCAAAGATAAAACTCCTCAAAGTTCGGCATACCTCGTTTTTCTTCAACACTCTTTGGGTCAAGCCGTCCCTCTGCTATTGCTTGCTCCAAACTTATATCAATTTTTAAATACTCGGTATTCTCTTTGACATTAAACATAAAGTGGTTGCGATTTATAGCATTGCCTAATTCAAAAAGAAAAGTATTTTTATAATCGCCGGTTCCTTCGAGCATCTTTAAGACCAGAAGATATTTTGTCGGAGTCAAAAGAGGGGATTCGTCTAAGATAACATTTGGGACGTGTTCGCCCATTACATTTGAAACATCAGTATCAGAGCCATGCAAAGAAACTATCCTAATAGAACCGCCAAATTTAAAAGTAATGTAACTTTTATTTCGCCTCTGCTTTAAGGTCGCAAGGTCTTGTCCTTTATCAACCATAAGCTGGGAAACAAAAATATCATCATCAAAAATATGCTCAATGACTTTGCTCATGATGATATTTGCCGTGCCGTATTTAACCGAGGCAATAA